GGGCAGCGCACCGCCTATTGGGTCTCGCGTGATCGGCCCGGCGATCCGCTGGCGTCGTTGCGGCTGGAGCCGCTGCGCATCCCCGCGACCGACTGCCTGCACCTGTTCAAACCTTTGGCCGCTGGACAGTTGCGCGGGATCACCTGGCTTGCTCCGGTTTTGCTGCGGCTGCACGAGTTGGACCAGTTCGAGGATGCAGCACTGGTGAAGGCCAAGGTTGCCGCGCTGTTCACAGGCTTCATCACCGACCCGGATGGCACGGCGGGTGGGCTGACCGGCGCCAACAATGGCGGCGCGTTGACCGTTGGCATGGAACCCGGCAGCTTGATCCCCTTGCCGCCTGGCACCGACATCCGCTTTTCCAATCCGACCGAGAGCGACGCCTACGGCCCCTTCGTCAAAAACCACCTGCGCGCTGTGGCTGCGGGGATGGGCCTGCCATACGAGCTGGTCTCGGGCGATCTGGAGGGCGTCACCTATTCCTCGATCCGTGCCGGGCTGATCGAGTTTCGCCGTCGGGTTGAGCAGTTGCAGCACAACGTCGTGGTGCATCTGTTCTGCCGTCCAGTCTGGGAACGCTTCGTGCGGCTGGCGGTACTGTCCGGCGACCTGCCCGCCCGCGATTTCGACCGTGATCCCGCTGACTATCTTTCCTGCGAATGGCTCCCGCCCAAGTTCGATTACGTCGATCCGAAGAAGGACGTGGAGGCTGAGATCCTCGCCATCAACGCCGGGCTTAAGAGCCGCAGGCAGGCGATTTCGGAACGGGGCTATGACGCAGAACAAGTCGACGCCGAGATTGCCGCTGACAAAGCGCGGACCGATGCGCTGGGCCTAAGCTTCGGTGCGCCGCCCGCCGCCAAGGAGGACATCCCCGATGAATGACGCCGTCAGCCTTCTGACCCGCCGTGCGGACTTGGCCCCAGCCAGCGCCGATCGCGATGCACGCACTGTCGAGGTGGTATGGTCCACCGGCGCGCCCGTGCGCCGCCGCGACATGGCAGGGCAATACATCGAACGCCTCAGCCTCGCGCCCGAGGCGGTGGACCTGACCCGCCTGCAAGGGGCCAGCGTGCTCGATGCCCACCGCCAATCCGCCGTGCGCGATGTGCTCGGCAGCGTGCAATCCGCCAGCGTCGATGGCCAGCGCGGCACGGCGCTGATCCGGTTCTCGGCGCGGCCCGAGGTGGAACCGCTCTGGCAGGACGTGCTGTCGGGTATCCTGCGCCATATCTCCGTCGGCTATTCGGTCGAGGACTGGTCCGAGACCACCGAGAACGGCGCGCGCGTCCTGACCGCCGTGCGCTGGACCCCCCACGAAATTTCCCTGGTGCCGACGCCCGCAGATCCGGGTGCCCATATTAGAATGGAGAACAATATGCCCGATGACATCCGGAGCACAGTTGCAAACGACAACGGTGCAAATGTCCGCGCCACGATCAACACCGAAATCCGCTCCATCGCCAGCATCGCCGGGCTGGACCAGGCTTGGATCGACGGCCAGATCGATGCTGCCGCCGATGCCGACACAGCCCGGCGTGCCGCCTTCGATGCGCTCGCCAGCCGCAGCGCGCCAACCATCCGCACCGAACAGGTCCGCGTCGAGATCGGCGAGAGCCAGGACGACCCCGACCTGCGCGCACGCCAGATGGGCGAGGCGCTCTATGCGCGGATCAATCCCCGGCACCAACTGTCCGACCCGGCCAGGCGCTACGCTTATGCCACGCCGGTGGATATGGCCAAGGAACTGCTGATGCTTCGCGGCGAGTCCACCATGGCGCTGTCTCCTGCCAGCCTCGTCACCCGCGCACTGCACACGACCTCTGATTTCCCGATCATCCTTGGGGATACCGTGGGCCGCGTGCTGCGCGACGCTTATCAGGCTGCGCCGTCCGGCATTCGTCGCCTTGGCCGACAGACCTCGGCGCGGGATTTTCGGTCGGTCAACAAGATCATGCTGGGCGAAGCCCCGCTTCTGGAAAAGCTTAACGAGCACGGCGAGATCAAGGCCGGGACGATGGCCGAGGCGCGAGAGGCCTACAAGATCGAGACGTGGGCGCGCAAGATCGGCATCACCCGGCAGGTGCTGGTGAACGATGACCTAGGGGCATTTTCGGACCTCGCCCGCCGCATGGGTCAGGGCGCGGCCGAGACAGAGGCGCGGATCCTCGTGACCCTGCTGGAGGCCAACAGCGGCAACGGCCCAACCCTGTCGGACACCAAGGCTCTGTTCCACGTCGACCATGGCAACAGGGCAGGCACCGGCGCGGTGATCTCCGATGGGACGCTCTCTGCCGCCCGGCTGGCGCTGCGCACCCAAAAGGGGATTGAGGACCGCACAATCCGAGTTACGCCAAAAAATCTACTGGTCCCGCCTGCGCTGGAGACCGTGGCAGAGAAGTGGCTGGCAACAATCGCACCTGCCACGGCCGCCGATGTGAACCCTTTCTCGGGATCTCTCTCGTTGGTCGTGGAACCGCGCCTTTCCAGCGCCACCCGCTGGTATATCACTGCCGACCCCGGCGAGATCGACGGCCTGGAGTTCGCCTATCTGTCGGGCAACGAGGGGCCGCAGGTCGAAAGCAGGTCGGGCTGGGATGTCGACGGTGTGGAAATCCGGGTGATCCTGGACTTCGGCGCAGGCTTTATCGACCACCGCGGCTGGTTCATGAACGCCGGTGCGTGAGGATGGCTGACCTCGCCCAACTAACCGCCTGGCGCGATGCCCTGATGGCCGCCCGCTATCAGGGCATTCGCACCGTCGAATACGACGGCAAGCGGATCACCTACGCCACTGATGCAGAAATGGCAGCGGCACTGGGCGACCTCAACCGACAGATCACCAGGTCAACGGCACGCATCGCCGTGGTCCGCATCCAATCCTCGAAAGGGCTCTGAACCATGAAGACCTACAGCCAGAACGGCCACGTCATCACCGTGCCCACTCCCGCAGGCGGCATCGCTGCTGGCGAGGGCGTGATCGTCGGCAACATCTTCGGCATCGCCGCCTATGCGGCCGCCGTGGGCGATCCGCTCGAACTAGCCACCACCGGCGTCTATCAACTGCCGAAAGCCACCGCCGCCGTGCTGACGGTCGGCGCGCGGGTCGCGTGGGACAATACCGCGAAGAACATCAACGTGCCAGGTACTGGGCGTTTCCCCGTGGGCATTGCGACGGAGGCTGCGGGGAATGGCATCACCAGCGTAGCTGTTCGGCTGGATGGCGTTGGGACCGTTGCAGCATGATGGAGCGAGATATCCGCGCCGTTCTGAATGGTCTCACCCAGTTGGTCGATGACCCTTGTACACGACTCATGCGATTTTCATTCTGCTTTTGGGCCAATGTCGAAACGCCTCGGCGGGGTCGGTGCGTAAGAGGCGCCTGATTTCATCGAGCCCAATGCGGAAGATGGATTTCGCGAAGCGTCCGTGAGATTTCCGTGGGCGCTTTCGTGCTCCAAGTTTTGCGGATGCGATCTTTGCGGCCCAAGCCATTGCGAGCGCGACCAGCCCGATTAGCAGGCTTCCAGCTTCCGGTGAGCCCAAGCATGCGCACCACCAACCGAGCGGACCAATCCTGTTCAAGATCGACAAACTGAAAGAACCGTTGCAGGCGCCGGTATGTACTTTCCACCTTGGCCTGGGTCGGCATCTCACCACAGATGTGGCTCAGGTTGACCGTTCGGACACTGGCGATGCCAATCACCAGTAAGCAAAGCGTCTCAAGACGACTATTGCTGAGTGCCAGCCCTGCAGATAGCCTCATCGACAGCGCGTCGATCGCTTTTCGGATCACGGGATGCTCCTTTGCAAACAGCAGAATCCCACAGAAAATCACAAATCTACGCTCTCAACCATCCCACTGTTGTGTACAGGGGGTCGATGACACAAAGGGGGCGAGCCAGCTTCAGGCATTGCGCAACTATGCAGCCATCATGGCCCTGTGCGCCGATCTCCGGAGGTCGGCTACTGAATACAATGGGACATGGAACATCACCATGGTCATCGGTGAGTTGGAAAACCATATGGCGGCAGTCGCTGGGCTGTTCCCCACGTGGGATCTGCTGACGGATCAGCATTTAAGAGGCGCTCGCGCCGCCATCAGCAAGCTGGCCATGCCCACGTGCTTCGGGCAGTAGTCAGGAAACCGGTTTGGCCAAGGGAACATCTCACGAACATCCGGCCATTCCTGTGTCGCATGGGTGTTGCACGGAAGAAATCGGAACTGTTGTAAGCCTTTGGAATCGCGCAGGAACCTGTGGTTCTGTGTTGCAACGCAAGAAAGGCGCCCATTGGGCGCCCTGCATCGGCCTAAGCCTTTGGTATCTTGCTAGATTTTTTGGTTGCGGGAGTTGGATTTGAACCAACGACCTTCAGGTTATGAGCCTGACGAGCTACCGGGCTGCTCCATCCCGCGCCAATGTTTGGCGCACCTATTTTGGTAGGTGCATCGTAAGAGAGATGCCCTTGCTGTGTTGCAAGGAGGCGTTGT